GCAGAAGAGACTCGCTACATCGACACACTCAATGAGATGGAGAAGGAACACTCCTTCCACCTTGTAGATGCAGTCAACGGAATTACAGTCTCATCACTTGCTGCAAAGATTGAACAGACAAAGCCAGATATTGTTTTTGTAGACGGTGTGTACTTGATGCTAGATGAAGTAAGTGGTGAGATGAATACACCACAAGCAATTACTAATATCACTCGTAGTTTAAAGCGATTGGCGCAAAGAATTCAGAAGCCAGTGATCATCACTACACAGACTCTCTTGTGGAAGATGCGTGCTGGAAAAGTTACTGCTGATTCAATTGGTTACTCATCCTCATTCTTCCAGGACTCAGATGTAATCCTTGGTCTTGAACCAGTAGATGAAGATGATGAGATTCGTTTATTAAAGATCGTTGCCTCCCGTAACTGTGGCCCTAGTGAGACAGCACTAACCTGGCGCTGGGAGACTGGGTGTTTTCACGATGAGGACGAGATGATGAAGTGCATCTACTGTTCGAATTGGAACCGCATGTGATTGATGTAGAGCGTGTTCTCCTTTCCCTAGACCTTCCGTTGTATGCACAGCGTGGCATTGAGGTCAATGGCTTATGCCCCATGCATAAGAAGCGCACAGGTAAAGAAGATCATAATCCTTCTTGGTGGATTAACTCCGAGACTGGTGCACACATCTGCTTCTCTTGCGGATACAAGGGAAACATATACACCCTTGTTGCTGATATCAAAGGCATTGATTATCACGAGGCTCGTGAGTATGCCAACGACAAAGAAGACATGCCGATCGACGCATTGATGAGACGCATTAAGGAATTACCAGAGTACATTCAAGCAGAAGCACACCCTATTGGGATGTCCGAGGCTCGCTTGGCTGTGTATGTTGCTCCGCCAAAAATTGAGTTGAAAAAAAGATTCTTGACAGTAGCCGCTGTAGAGACATGCGGAGTGTTGTGGGACGAAAAGAACGTAGCGTGGATACTTCCTATTAGAGACCCTGAAGACTTCTCGCTGTGGGGTTGGCAAGAGAAGGGTGCTCGTGGTCGTTTCTTTCGTAACCAACCTCAAGGTGTTAAGAAATCTAAGACAGTATTTAATGTGCAGATACTGAAGGAGGATGCTCCTCTTATTATTGTTGAGTCCCCATTGGATGCAGTTCGTTTAGTTGGTCTTGGATACAACTCAATATCTACTTACGGTGCAATGCCTAGTGTTGATCAAGTAAAAATTATGCGACGTGCACCAAGAGTTATTGCAGCATTCGATAACGATAGCGCTGGACAAAAGGCTTCAGAAGAGATGCGTGGTCATGCTCGCAAGTACGGCATTGAACTTTCCTACTTCAACTACGCTGGTGTAGATGTGAAGGATGTAGGGGATATGATTGAGGATCAGATTCACTATGGAGTAAGTAAGGCAAAGGACATGATCTACGGCAAGGAGGCATACCTGTGATGGATTTCCGAGATAAAGATCATCCTTTACATGTCTGCATATGTGGATCGACGCTATGGAATGTAAAGGCAATGTTTGAGGACGGAGAAATTTCTCTGTACATGCTAGACATGGAATGCGCTTTGTGTGGATCGTTAGCAACCGCACCAACCGCAATAGATAATCAATGACATTCACAGGTACTCTCAAGCCCTATCAAGTAGAGGCTGTAGACCGTATGGCAGAGCGCAAGAAGATGCTTGTTGCCTATGAGATGGGCTTGGGTAAGACCTGTATGACTATTGCCGCTATAGAGAAGTTAAAAGACAACGGTGTAATTACAAAGCCAGTATTAGTAATAGCCTTATCTAGTTTGAAATACCAATGGCAGAAAGAGATACAGAAGTTCTCTAACTCCACCACCACCGTGGTAGATGGCTCTAAAGCAGTGCGTGCCAAGCGCTGGGAAGAACGCACCGAGTACGTGATCTGCAACTACGAAACAGTCGTTGGTGACTGGGATCTGGTGACAGAGTACGAGTGGGGAGCCATTGTCTGTGATGAAGCAACTGCCATTAAGGGGTTTAAGTCCAAGCGTTCTAAGGCTGTAAAGAAACTATCTAGCAGCGTACCTATTCGTTTTGCATTGACTGGCACACCTATTGAGAACGGAAGACCTGAAGAGGTGTACAGCATCATGCAGTTTGTAGACTCAACGTTATTGGGTCGATTTGATTTGTTTGACCAGACGTTTATTGTTCGCAACCACTTTGGTGGCGTACAACGCTATCGCAACCTACCGCTCTTTCATCAGAAGATGCAGAGTTCCTCAGTAAGAAAGGTCCAGACAGATGCAGACGTTGCTCCATATCTTCCAGACACTATTCATCGTGACCCTATGTTTATTGCCTTTGATAAGAAGACTTCTTACCTCTACAACTTCATCGCTGATGAACTAAGTAACGAACTCTTTGAAGCACAGCAGTTACTAGGTGCTAACTTCTCACTGATGGCTCACTACGGACATGACAGCAAACCAGGCAGCCCTGTTGATCAGTTGCGTGGATCAATCATGTCGAAGATCACTGCTCTTAGAATGCTGTGTGATGATCCCAAATTATTACACAAGAGCGCAGATAAATTTGATGAGCATTTGGGTGAAGGCAGTGCCTACGTCAATAGCCTGAAGACAAGAGACTTGCTTGACGGAGTAACAAAGACTCCAAAGTTAGATGCACTTAAGGCTTATGTAACAGACCACTTAGACACTGACCCTGAGGCAAAAGTAGTTGTCTTTACTTCGTGGGTTGGCATGCTAGAGACTATTCAGCAAGCGGTAGGTGGGACTCTGTACACGGGGTATATGAACGCCAAGGAGAAAGAAGCAAGCAAGACAAAGTTTCTTACAGATCCAGAGTGCCGTGTGTTCATCTCCTCAGATGCTGGTGGGTATGGGGTAGACCTGCCTAACGCTAACTTGCTAGTTAACTACGACCTGCCTTGGAGTGCTGGATTGGCTGTTCAACGCAACGGACGAATCAAGCGAGCCTCCAGTCGTTGGCCTAGTATCACTATTCAAGACATGTTGATTGCCGATTCGATAGAGGAGCGCCAACATGATATGCTCCAGCAGAAGAACGCCGTAGCAGATGCAGTTATTGATGGACAAGGGAACAACTCCAAGGGCGGAGTTGATCTGACTGTTGGAAGTTTGATAGGGTTCTTACAGAAAGCAAGACCATAGGGGGAAACATGGCAAGAGTAAAAGCAACAGAAGCACGAGAAGAAGATCCGCTAATTAAAGATGCGAGAGAATATTCTTTCTTAAAACAACAGATCGACTTTCTTGAAAAACAACAGAAGGAAGTTCGTGAACGTCTATTCTCAACCCTTGATGAAATGGGTGAGGTAGATGACAAGGGAAATATTATTATTGAATTACCTGAAGAGGTAAATGGATTTGGCGCACTTGTAAAGCAGCGTCGTGTATCACGCAAGATTGATGAACTTGTTGCAGATGAAATCATTACTGAAAAAAGTATGGAAGAACAACTGTACAAAACAATTCGTGTTGTAGATGAAGATGCGTTGATGGCTGCCCTCTACAACGATGAACTTACAGAAGCAGAGATTGACTTGATGTACCCACAGAAGATTGTGTGGGCATTGGTTATGAATAAGAGATAACCCATGGCTGGCTTACGTGGACAAGATGAGATCGATGCAGCATTTGCTGACCTCGAATACATTCCTGGTTCAAAAAAGAAACGCCGTGATTTAGATCCAAAAGTTTCTCGCCGTAAAAGCGGTGAGAGTAATGGCTGGGATGCAAACCCAGTCGTTAAAACACTAGGTGGAGTAGAGACAGAGGTATTCACAATCGGTGCGTTAGCACTTGCATTGGAGAAGACAATTGTTACTATCCGCTTATGGGAACGCAAGGGATACATCCCTCGTGCTCCATATCGTTTACGTTCTAAAACACTCAAAGGTGAGAAGACTGGCGGTAATCGAGTTTATACTCGTGCATTGATAGAATCTTCGATTGAGGAATTTAATCGTAGAGGATTACTGGGTTCTGCTCGTGTAGAGTGGAGCCAACACGAAGACCTGACAGAGGCTTTAGTAAAGCGCTGGAAGGAAATCACAACCACCGAGAGCCAAAAGTGATTGAGAATCTGTGTACTAACACAGACGTCGCTAGTGCCTCATTACCAGAAAGAAACAAATGCCAATTACAAAACCACAGTTAGATGCAGAGGCGTACCTCGATGAGGACAGCGAAACTGCAACACCAAAAGTAGGAACAACTGTACAAGAGGGCTGGGATGCAATCGATGCTCTTGTTTCAAAGACAGATGGAGATTTTCCAACTGACTTCCGTTTCTCCGAAGAACCACAACTTGTAAAGTTCCTCGAAGATCGTCCGTTTGCTTCATACGAACAACATTGGATTGAACGCCCTAAGGGTAAGAAGTCCTTTGTTTGCTTGGGCGAAAACTGCCCACTATGCGATGTACTAGGCGATAAGCCTCGTGGAAAGTTCGCATTCAATGTTCTTGTTCTCAGCGGTGAGACACAAGGCGTTCAAATTCTTACAGCACCACCATCACTTGCTCGCCAGATTAAGAAGGCGCATGATGATGAGCGCAAAGGACCTCTTGATAAAGAGTTCTGGGAAATTTCTCGGTTAGGTATGGGACCAACGACACAATATACCCTCAACTTTGTGCGTGGCCGTGATCTAGCAGAGGAATGGAAGTTAAGCAGTGACGCTGTTGCAGAGACTGTAGCAGCCGCTGTACCGTTCACAGCAGAAGTAATTAGGGAGACCCCTCGCTCCGAAATGCTTGAGGTTGCTCGCTCTGTAGCGTAACTGTACTTCCATAGAGAAGGGGCCTGTTTACTTTCCGTTTCCAGGCTCCTTCTCCTTACAGATTGAGGGATCATGAATATTATTACAACAAAAGAACAGTTAAAAGATCTTGTTGAGTTTTACTCCAAGGTAGAAGCGTTTGCATTTGACGTTGAAACAGTTGGTGAAAATAGAATCCAACCTGTAGTCAATGATGTTATGTGGATTTCATTAGCGACAGAGGGTCGCACTGATGTCATTCCAATGGGACACCCTAACGGTGAGTTTCTTCATTGGGATAAAGAATTATTGTTGAGTGGTCAACGCAAACTTGCTGCAGGTAAAGAGTTAAAGGATGCAGACTACTCAAAGAACGAAGCAAAGTGGGTTCCAGTATTTGATGCACCACCAGTTCAACTGCTTCCTGGAGATGTATTCAAAGCGTTAAAGCCCTTGTTCTTTAGCGATCAATTAAAGATTGGTCACAACGTTAAGTTTGATTTGAAATCAATTGCTAAGTATTACCGTGGAGAAGTTCCTAAGAAACCATTCTTTGACACGATGATGGCTTCCTTTATTATCGATAATAGGAATAAAAACATGCTAGGGCTTGCTGCTTGTGCAGAAAGAACTCTAAAGATTAAAGTTGAAAAAGGTATTGGAGCCATGGTTGAGGTTCACTCCTTTAGCGATGTCGCTCACTACTCTGGCTTTGACTCAGAAGTAACTTGGAAGTTATACAAAGCACTAGAGCCTAAGTTAGAAGGAAGCCTTAAGCGAGTGTGGGCATTAGAGATGGACGTAGTGGCTGCACTGTGCGACATGGAACTTGCAGGAGCAAACATCGATGTCAAAGAATTAACATTACTAAAGGCACGACTTGAGAAAGACATTGATCTTGCACGAGCAAAGGCCTGGAAGTTAACTGGCAAACCATTCTCAATGAACTCTGTAAAAGAAAAGCAGGAGTTACTATTTTCTTCTAAAGAAGATGGTGGACGAGGAATTAAACCTAATCTTCGTATCCGTATTGCGTTGACTACAAAAGGCCAAGAGGTTGCTGCTAGTAACCCAGAGGCATTGACTATCCGTCACTACTCAGTATCTTCTGATGCATTGGAGTTCTACCGAAAGAAAGATGAACTAGTTGATGCAATTTTAGAGTATCAAGACTTGAATAAGTTAATGACAACGTATGTAATGCCGTACCTTGGTGGAGAGATTACTCGAACAACAATGGGCAAAGAAAAGATTGTTGATAAGAAGAGCCTGATGATTAACGGCAAGGTACACACAAACTTTAAAGCACACGGTGCA